GACGTCCCGGTAGGGATTGCTGATGGAGAAGGATTCCGTGTAGCCACCTGCACCGCACGAGAACTGCGTGGCACCGAAGGGGACGGACGCCTGAGCTTCCTGGTCCATTCCGCGGTAGGCAACGGCACGGCAGACCTGCATGCGCTTGTCTGCCGCCGTTTCATCACCCACAGGAAGGCCTGCACGCTCAAGCTCACAAGCTATGAGACGCGTCGCATCCATTAGGAGCTCCTGCAAAAGCTTCGGATCATCCACCTCCCCATAACGCGCCACGTAGTCCTCTACGCTCGCGTAAGGCTCCATGATCAAGCCTTGGCGGCCTTGGCCGCCGCCTTCGGCGTGATGACGCCAGCCGGGTAACCCTCGCCAAGGCGCGTGAGCGAGTTGGCCACCTGGAAGCCGACGCGGGCCGTGACGACGAGCGCGGTGTGGCGCTGCTGCATGAGGTTGAGGATGACCTTGCCCTCAGCGTTGGAGATCACGCCCTCGCGGTAGACGTCGTAGGTGATGTCGCTGCGGATGCCAACGACGAACTTGCGCCAGTCAAGCGCCAAGATCTCTGCGGCGGTCGCATCCCAAGAGCCGTTCTCAACCTCATTGAGAGGGAACCCGTACAGGCCTGATTCCGGACGGTTGGCGAGGCTCTGCGTGTAGATGGGGTGATCGTCCTTGTCGCGCAGCCCGATGAGCTTCCACTGCATGCCGGGACGGGAAGCGAACCCGTTGATGCCGAAGCCCTGAGCTGCCATCAACTCGCCGAGCTTGGCAACGTCTGCGCCCAGGTCAGCATTCGTTCCGATCGCCACCGTGTTCCCCTTCGCGACAGCAGCAGGAATGACGGCATCAGGCCAGCTCTCCGGCTTGTCAACGCCGAACAGAGCCGCTTCGTCCACCTTCTTGCCGATGGCCTCAGACAAGAGCGGCTTTACCTGGTCCCAAAGCGGGCCCTGGTTTTCCGGCTCCGGCCGGGGATTTTCGTGAAATTTCAGGATGGGGACGATGACGCCCAGGTCCTCAGCCGTGATGGTGAGGTCCTTCCAATCCGCATCGGAGGTCTCCATGAGGCCGGAGCGTCCATTGATCCAGTAAGCATCAGGCAAGGACGCCAACACCGGCTGCTTGGCCACGTTCGTGGACAGCACCGCGCGCTTCGCGTTGGTGAGCACGGCGGAGTTCTTCGGAGCTTCCTGGATGATGTCGGTGATGATCTGGGGCGGCAGCATCGCATTCGACACAGAAGCCTCACCGATGACGTTGGAGAAGTTAGGCATGGCATGTTCCTTTCTGTCAGTTTCCGAAAATGGCGTCACGGAGCGGGTCTCCGCACGTCTTTGAATCGCCCTCTGAGGGCTTGCCCGTGTTCACCACAGGAGCCGCGGGCTTCGCGAAGTGTTCTTTGAGGGATTCCGCGCAAGCATTGACTTCGTCCTCCGTGGACCCATGGAGGGCAGCCGCCGGAACGCCCGTGGCCTTGGAGGCAGCGGCGATCCATGCCGCCTGATCCTTCTCTGCCTGGAGCTTTGCTGCTTTCTGCTCTGCGGCCGCCAGCGCATCCTGCGCTTTCTGGAGCTCGCTCTTATCCGCGTCGGCCTTGGCCTGCGCCTCTTCGTAAGCGGACTTGTACTTGTCGTAGTCCTGGTACTTCGCTTGGAACTCTCGCTTCTGTTTCGCGAGCAGGCTGTTCACCTCTTCTTGGGTGTGCAGCTTCCCAGAATCCTCAGCTGACGGATTCTGGTCTCCCCCGTTCGGGGTGGTCCCCGCTTTCGCGGTGGTCGGTTCGGGCATGATGCCCTCCTTTCTCCCGGCCCCAGCCGGTGTCGGCGCGCGGTCAACCTCCCGCGCATGAGTGGATGCGCCCGTGTCCGGGCATGAAAAAAGCCGCCCCGAAGGACGGCTTGATTCCGAAACGTGACCTCGGAAGGGTTGAGGTCAGGTGGTGGTCTTTGGTAAAATCGGGGCAGCAAATTTGCTATCGAAGATGAGGCACGCCCATCCAGGATTGGAAGGAAACGGCCTCATTTTCGTATCCGCGTTATGTCCCCGTTTGAACTAATGAATAAGCACTCTTGACCAGATGTTAGCCTGCGCTGTATCTCATCGATGGCGCTTTGCGCACTTTTAGTACGTCCCTCAGACGTAATGACCAACTTCATGCCGCTTTCATCCATTCCGAGTTTTCGCCATTTATGAATAGAATCGCGAATCCTATCCCCTATCGAATGCTTGCCGTCACCGATGTTTTTCATTTCCCAAAGTGTGCCATTGACGGTGAGATCGATGTTCGCCGGAGCATTCGGATCTTCGTGGTTGATGATCACTCTGAATCCATTCGCGGCTAGCTGGTCAATGCCTTTACGTTCATTGGCGGTAAGCTCCTCAAGAGATTTCAGATAATGAATCCCTGAAGCATACTTCGAGTCCGCGCTATACAGCCACCTCCAATCACGCGTTGCGACCTCATCCATGATCCTCTGGCGGTTCTTGTAGCTGTAATTCGTCGCATCTGCACCTACAGTCTCAGCGCACTGCTTCCAACGGGCATACATCACATCGGGGTCATAACCCGCGATCTTCGTGACGCCTTCAACACCAGGCACGATGATGCAATCGCAGTGCTGATGCACGCCATGGCCGCTCTTGCCCATGGCGGTCAGCTCGGTGTGATAGACGAATCCCCGGCTGGAGAGCATGAAGCAGAACGCGCACGTCTCGCGTCCTGAAGGCACGCGGGCATAACGGATATCGTTTTCTGTGCAATTCTTCACCATGTTGTCAAAGGCTGACCTCTTCACATAGAACCTGCTGAGGTCGGTCACATCCTTGACGAATGACGGCAGCTCGCCTTGCACCAGCTTTTCGGCAAGCCATCTGACTTTCTTGTCCACCAGCTCCGGCTCCACAACGTCGTAGATGCGCGCTTGAGCGTTGATTCCCTCAGCCTCACAGATGCCATCGAACAGACCACAGGCCAAGGCTGCGGCTTGATCACCAAAAGCGTTCAGGGCATCGGCTATGGCTTCTTTCGCCGCCTCTCGCAACTGCGCCACAGAAGCATCAGGGGCCGCAGCATGCAGAGCGTTCATATAGGATTCGACGTATCGGGCGGCTTTATCCTCAAGAACGTTCAACTGGTCCCGGTAGACCTGCTGGAGCCGCGCTGTCACCATCATCGCCCAGCTCCTTTCTATCGGCATCCTGCTTCTGGAACATAGCCGTCAGCGCGTCCTGCGCTTTCGCGCGTCTGATGTCGCTCTGGATGCGCGCTATCTGCGCATCGTCGTATCCCAGCTGCTCCCAGAAGACGCGGGAGTTGGCGAATTCAGGAACAGCGGACACCTGCTTGACCACGGCATCAGTCCTGCTCGCGACGGACGGGAGGGACGGATTCATGAAACGCGGCTCTATCGAATCCACCTCAACAGGCAAAGCATCCATGGTGGTGTTCTCGGCCACGGCCACCATGAGCTTGCCCAAACGCTTCAGAGCGCTCCGGTTGTCTCGATTGAAGTTCTGCGCCTTGACGACGATGTCCTCTCTTTCGGCGTATATCGCCTCGGCGGAGGACGGGTTGTCATGGATGACCCCCAAGCTGGAAACGGGAATGGAGGTCTCTCCTGAGAACTTCGCCGCCAGCTGCCGCTCGTAATCAGCATGAGGCTGCATCGAGCCTTGAGGCAACTGCCCCACTTCGGGATTCACATCTCCGTCAGAGGTGAGCACCATCCAACAGCCCAGATACGCTTCCCAGCGAGGCTTGTCATCGAAGACGCTGTCATCGGCTCCCAGGATGTATTTCTGGGGCGCGGTGAAGAACTCCGCGGATATCTCAGAGCGCAGCGCCTCGCGCACCGCTGAATCCGTGAGCGCCATCACCGCACGGCTGATGCGGGACCGTCCGAGCGGCCGTCCCAGTTTCGGCGCGTAGCGGATGGCCTCCACAAGGGGCTGGCCTTGCGCGTGGCTCTGCCGAGCTTCCAGGACCCATCGCCCGTTGCGCCGCCACCCGAGCGTGATGACCTCATCGCGCGTGAACACGTTGATGAGGGACGGCCCAGCCACCTGCCCGTTCGGAGCGCGCCGCACATCAGCCACCACCAGCGCGCTCTGCACACGGTTGAGCCGGTGATCCCATATGGCGGAACTGTCGCGCGCCGAATGGGCCGACACGATCACATCCGGCTCATTGATGCCGCCTTTCGTGACCGCGAGCAAAGAGAAGGAGGACGTGAGGGCGTCCGTTACCGCCTGCGGATAGGCCGAGAGGAAGTCATTCGCTTCGAGCACGGCGTCCAGCGTCTCGTTCTTGTCCACCCCATCGAAGGTGAAACCCTCCAGCACCGCGCGGTCACCCAGGTAGTCAACCGCCTTGGCGGGCCAGCCGATGTACATCTCGATCTGCCTGAGACGCGGAGGGATGGATATGCCCAGGTCCTTCAGCACGTTGTGGGAATCGTAGTAGCGATTGCGGAGGCTGTTCCGTGCGCGCTTGCGCCACCAGGTGCCCATGAGGGCGTTGATGGTGTGCAGCTCCGCCTCATCAAGGCCCTTCACGTTGCGGATGTCCGGCAGGTCGTTGATGGTCAAAGCATCCTCACCTTCTTCTTCGGGTTCCTCTTGGTGGTCATGGCTCCATACAGCGCGAGCGCGCATGATTCGATCGCGGACGATTGGTCTCCATCGAAAGCCCAGCCGCCTGCGTTGCCC